GGCGGGGCTTCATTGCCCCGATGGATTGAAGAGTGCAGATGGAAGTTAGATGTTCAACACCAAAGTTAACTTTTCTTCTTGGGGCGATAGATGGCCCCGCACTTCATGCATACGCGGTCCGATTCTCCGCCCCATATGCGAGGCCCGGAGTGGCCCCCGGTCAGGATGCAAAGCAGGCGGGAGAAGAAGGAAGGGCCGGGACGTTTCATTTTATTTTTCATGGTAGGAAAATCAAAGGCCGTCATGTCCGAATGCGCCGTCTTCTTCCGCCTCCTTGCTCGCTTCGATGGCGGCAAGCTTGCGGAGCGCGCGGGCTTGGATGTCATGCCAAACCGAGTCGCCAAGAGTCGAGCCTTTGCGAAGCTCTGTGGCCGCTTGCCTGACGGTTTCGTCAAGCTCGCGCACTCGCCAAAGGACGGTCGAGACGTGCGCTTGCTTTTTCTTTTCGAGGGCTTGGGCGAAGTGGTCTTGCATGGGATGGGAGGAGTTGAGGGTTAACCGAGGATGGAGATTTGAACCGCCCCGGCGGAGCGAAGGGCGGCGGCTTGCTTATTGGTGTAGGCTACGGCGAAAGAGCCGGAGAAGGAGAAGAGGGCGCGGAAGCCTTCGCAGGAAAGGGCGAAGCGTTTGGCGGAGGCGAGGGAGGAGAAGGAGGCGGCTTTCATGGATTGGAACCAATCGCACATGTTAGATTGGTTCAACAAGAAAGTTCGAGAAAGTTAAAGTCGGGGCCTTTTCCCCTCTTATTTTTAGGGCTTGCCCCTGATTCTCCCATCGGGCAAATCCCGATACGCCATGAACCAAATACTGCACCTGATGCTTTCCATCCAAGCCGCCCGCCGGGCCGGTTTCGATGGCTTTGCCTCCGCCCTCGAGTCCCTGCTACGGCAGGAACTCCCCGCCCCCTCCGCCATCGCAACCGCCAGCCTAGCCGCAAGGGGGATTCGCCCATGAGAATGTGGATGGTAAACCCGAAAATCCTTTGCCGCCGGCATCTGCTAGGCGAGCACGTGGAACTCCATATGTTCGCCGGAGCCTTCGCCAAGGGCACCCGCGCGGGCCGCTTCGTAACCGAGAACTTGCTTGAGTTCGGCGCGCTGCGCTCCCGCCACGAGGAGCTAGTGCGTGAAATGAAGGCGCGCGGTTACAAGCATGGCTCCCCGTGGAAGCCCCTACCCAAGTGCGAGCAAATCACCAAGGCGGAGCGCGCGGCCAAGATCGACCGCCCCGCCGCCCTCGCCGAACTCCTGCGCCGATGCCCCGAATGCTCGGCAAACTTCAAACTCATTTCCTCCCATGAATAAACCGAAACTGAAAGAAATATCGCACTTGCGCGGCCTTTCCGGGCAAGTGCTCTTTGCGATGGATACCCAAAGCGTGCAGGGCAAGGCCGTTTGCCATTTCGTGCGCCTTGAAACCATCGCGTTCGATAATGGCCCGGCCTTCGATGCCTCGACCTTCACGGTCATGCATCCCGACGCGGACCCGCGCCTCGTGCACCTCGCCTCTTCCTTCACCGCCGGGCTTGCGCAGACCGCGGGCGAATGCGGCCAAGTGCTCGAAACGGTCATACTCGACAAGAACCTCCCGGCTTGGGCAAAGCTCCGGCTAGCCCCGGTCTTGGCCTGCCTTGCCGAAATGGCGAAAGTTTAAGCCATGAGTAAACTCACTACCTATCCTAAACCGAGCATCGCCGAACGCATCGCGACCGCTCCGAATGTGCAGGCCCTCGCCTTCATGCGCGGACTGATTGCGATGGGCCTTCAATCGCGGGTCATCACCGCGGAGGATAAGACCGTCGAGCGATGGGGCGAGGCTCTGTGGTCACGCGTCATTCAACTGATGGGCGCGGCGCAGGCCCCCGGCGACCTTTGCTTCATCCGCAACGTGACGTTGACCTGGGACCGCTCGCCCCGCGTCGAGGCTCTACTCGAGGCCGCTTTCCAGCTTCGCGCCCGGCAACTGCCGAGCGATGCCGAACTACTCTTGCGCCGGGGTATCACGATCGAAGGCGTCACCAAGTTCGGAGATTTCCGAAACGAAGAACTCAAACGCAACTCCATTTCCTGACCCATGAAAATCAAATACGAAGACATCGCACTCCGCACCAAAGCCCGCGACATCATCGCCAAGGCAAACACCATCATCGAAGAGTATGCCGCTCAAGGCTACTCCCTCACGCTCCGGCAACTCTACTATCAATTCGTCGCGCGCGGCTTGCTCGCGAATGAACAGAAAAACTATAAGATGCTCGGTGAAGTGATTTCATCGGGCCGGCGCGCGGGCCTCGTCGACTGGGATGCCATCGTCGACCGCACCCGCTTCATCCGCAAGCCCCCGCACTGGGATTCCCCGCAAGACATCATCGACTCGTGCGCGCGGCAATTCAAGTTCGACCTTTGGGCCGATCAACCGCACTATGTCGAGGTCTGGTTCGAGAAGGACGCACTCCTTGGAGTTTTCGAGCGCGCAAGCGAGGAAATGCGGATTCCCTTCTTCTCATGCCGCGGTTACGTCTCCGACTCGGAGTGCTGGGGCGCGGCGCAACGCATCGCCCGCATGGAGCGACTCGGCAAGAAGGCGGTCGTCCTGCACTTTGGCGACCATGACCCGTCGGGTATTGATATGACCCGCGACATCGAAGCGCGGATGAACCTTTTCGGCGCGCGCCCCGATGTCCGCCGGCTCGCGCTCAACATGGACCAGGTCAAGCAATATAACCCGCCGCCGAATCCCGCCAAGGAAACCGACTCGCGCTTCGCCGACTATCTATCTAAGTTCGGCGACGAGTCTTGGGAGCTTGACGCGCTCAACCCCGACATCCTCGCCAAGCTGGTCGCCAACGCGCTTGCGGAGGTCATGGACGCGAAGCGATGGGCGAAGGCGGTCAAGCGCGAGAAGGAGGCCCGGACGGAGCTTGGTTTGATTGCGGAATTCTACCGCCCCGCCGTCGAAGCCGCCAAGGAGGCGAAGGAGGCAAAGTAAAGAGGGCTTGCCCTGATTACTCCATCGGATAAATCCCCTGACCCATGCCCAACCAGCGCAAGAAGCCCGTGAAGAAGTTTCACCGCCCGCCTCCGACCGTCGATCTTGACGCGAAGGAGGCGGCGGAATTCGCGAACCAAGACTTCTCGCACCTGCAACTCAGTATGCGGGCGAGGCGCGACCGATTCATACAGGAGTATATAAAAGACTTCAATGGTTCGGCGGCAATTCGGCGCATGGGGTATCTTTCCAAGTCGCCCGGCACCCGCGCGTATGAATGGTTGAACGAACCGTATACACAATGGAAGCTGGGGCAGGTCCTCGCCAAGCTGGACGAGAAGGCGATAGTAACCCGCACCGAAATCCTTATGGGTTTGAAGCGCGAGGCGAACGCCGACGATGTCCCCTTCTCGTCGAATGCCTCGACGCGCATTTCCGCACTGCGAGCCCTCGCAAAGATTCTCGGCATGGAGATAACCAAGGTTGAAGGCAACATGACGCTGAACGGCGGAGTGATGGCGGTGCCCTTCGCCGGCTCGCTCGACGAATGGGAAGCGCAAAGCAAGAAGAGCCAGTCCAAACTTAAGACCGACGTTCGCAAATGAACTACCGGGTTCTCCTTCTCGCTTGCTCCGCCGCGAAGCTCGACCGCGGGGCGCAGGCTGTGGACATCTACCAAGGGCAAATCTTCCGCAAGGGCCTCGAGTATGCGAAGCGCGAGGGCCTTTGGGTGATGATTCTATCGGCCAAACACGGTTTGATAAACTGGGATACCTGGGTCGAGCCTTACGACCAGAAGATGAAGGGCGACTACCGGGGGCCTTGGCCACAGATGGAAGGGTTCTACCTTGGCGGTCAACTCTACTTCGCCCACGCCCCGGAGCGACTCAAACCTTTGGTTCCCTCCGGGACCATCGGCTTCATGCTGCGTGATCTTAACCGCCTACTCGATGGCACCCCAAGGGAAGAGCTTTTCAAATGAACGAGCCGGTCAAGCGCATCGTCCTGTCGAAGTTTTGGGTCGGGGATTTCGTATACCATCGCGTGCATGGGGAGCGCGGTTTGATAACCTCGGTTCAATTCATTTCCGACCGCTTGGTTCCGCGCTACTATATTGTTTTTAACGAGAACTCGGATGGCTGGACCGAGGAAATGGAGTTGACCGCGGAGAAGGTTTTCACCGAGGAGGCCAAGACCCCATGATGACCGAGGAAGCCCCCGCCCCGCGTATCGTATGGGCTCCCCTGCCCGGCTCCCAAGCCCTCGCCGTTTCCTGCCCCTGCCATCATATACTTTACGAAGGCACGCGCGGCCCCGGCAAGACCGACGCACAGTTGATGGCCTTCCGTAAGAACGTCGGGCAGGGATACGGGGCCTACTGGCGCGGAATCATCCTTGACCGCCAGTATAAGAACCTTGACGACTTGGTCGCGAAGTCGAAGAAGTGGTTTTATCAATTCGGAGACGGCGCACAATTCCTCTCCGCCGGCAAAGACTACAAATGGGTTTGGCCGACCGGCGAGGAATTGCTTTTCCGCGCGCTTGAACATGAAGACGATTACTGGAACTATCACGGTCAGGAGTTCCCTTTCATCGGCTGGAATGAGTTGACCAAATTCCCCACGCGCAAGCTCTACGATGCAATGATGAGTTGCAACCGTTCGAGCTTCTTGCCGAAAGAGCATACCCCCAAGGATGAAAAGGGGCAGTATAAAACTCCGAATGGAAAGCCGCTTCCCGAAATCCCGCTCGTAGTATTCAGCACTACCAACCCCTACGGCGCGGGCCATAACTGGGTAAAGGCCGACTTTATTGATGTCGCGGAGCCGGGCGAAGTGGTGCGCAAGGTCACGAACGTCTTCAATCCCCGGACTCAAAAGCGCGAGGATGTCACGAAGACGCAAGTTCGCATCTTCGGTTCATATAAGGAAAACCGCTTCCTTGCGCCGGAGTATATCGCGGAGCTTGAAAACGTGCCGGACCCGAACAAGCGCAAGGCTTGGCTTTGGGGCGACTGGGACATCGTCGCCGGGGGCGCGCTGGACGATGTATGGGACCCGCTCGTGCATATCCTGCCCCGCTTCGCCATCCCGGAGTCGTGGCGCATCGACCGCTCGTTCGACTGGGGCTCGACGCAACCCTTCTCGGTCGGCTGGTGGGCGGAAGCGGATGGGACTGAAGTGGAGTTGCCGGACGGCCGGCTCTTCTGCCCTCCCCGCGGTTCCCTGATTCAGATTTCGGAATGGTATGGCACTTTGAAGATCGGTAGTAATGAAGGCTTGAAGATGGGAGCCGCCGATGTGGCCAAGGGCATCAAAGAGCGCGAAAGTAAGCTCGTTGATGTAGGCTGGGTCCCTTCGCAGCCATCGCCCGGCCCGGCTGACAATGCCATCCGCAACGTCGTCGAGAAGGAAAGCGAAAGCATTGAAACCAAGATGGCGAAGAATGGCGTGCGCTGGACCGACTCGGATAAAAAGCCGGGAAGCCGCAAAAATGGTTTGGAGTTGATACGCGACCGCCTCCTTTCGGCTAAGAAGCACGCGAAAGGAGAGGAGGACCCCGGCCCCGGTTTATACTTTATGATGAACTGTCGCGCTTCGATTTCAACCTTGCCAGTGCTCCCGCGTGATAGTAAAGACATGGATGATGTCGATACCGACGCAGAAGACCACCCGTATGATATGACTCGATACCGAGTCCTTGCCGGCGGTCGTCGCTTTGCAACTAACATCCCGGTGAAGCACCCAACTTAATACAATGCCAAAAGTAAACTATATTCGCGAAGAGGTCACCGCCCTGACTCCCCGATGGGACTTGGTGCGCGATTGCATCGCCGGCGACAAAGCGGTCAAGGATAAGGGCACCAAATATCTGCCCCAGCCGAACCCAACCGATAAGTCGCAGGAAAACAGCGACCGTTACGAGCAATATAAACTACGGGCGGTCTTCTATGGTGTCACCGGGCGCACCTTGAAGGGCATGGTCGGGCAGGTCTTCGCCCGCGACGCGGTCGCTTCGATGCCGGACTTGATGGACCCCATCAAAGTCGACGCCGATGGCGGAGGCGTGAGCCTCGACCAGCAAGCCCGCAAGGCCCTCGCGCTCGTTCTATCCTACGGCCGCGCCTTCGTTCTCACCGACTATCCCAAGACCGAGGCCCCCGCCTCCCGCGCCGATCTTCTCGCCGGCAATATCCGCCCCACAATCACCCTTTTCGACCCTTGGGATGTCATCAACTGGCGAGTGGCCACAGTAGGCAGTAAAAAGCTTCTGACCCTTGTGGTCATTTCGGAGAAGGAGGTCGTCGACGATGATGGGTTCGAGCAGAAGTGCGAGCAATACTACCGGGTGCTCCGCTTGAATACCGAAGGCATATACCAAACCGAATTTTGGTATTTCGATGATAAATTGAACGACTTCGTTCTCGACGAGCAAATCACCCCACTCGATGCGAGCGGCAAGCCTTGGCGGGAAATCCCCGGCACCTTCATCGGTGCGGAGAATAACGACCCGACTCCCGATCTTCCCCCGCTTTACGACTTGGCGGTTCTCAACCTCGCGCACTATCGCA